CCAATTGTACCAGGGTTTAAAAAAAACAAAAAAAATTTTTTTATTTTTATACAGAAAAGTGTATACAATTGGTACATGGCCAAATTATACAATGATTTCCTATACTTTTTGATCATTTTTTGTATCGTGGTCGTTTGGATTCTTGGTACAATTCTTGTAATATTGATCGACTTTCTCCAAGAACGCGTATTTATACTCTTTAAATTCTTTGTCCGACACTACAAACTTTTGAAAGAATCCATCTTTAGAACACATTAAGATTACACCCTGTTGAATCTCAGTGTCGTATATATGGTTGTGAGCCATTGCATAAGCAGCTAATTGTGTAAAATAATCACCAATCCATTCACGTTGTTTAGGCTTGTTTGTTTGCTTGAAGTCTACTATACTTTCGCGCCCATTATAAATTCCTACAACATCGGTAGCTCCTGCATACAACCCAGGATAGTATAGGGTTACTTCTGTACCCCACACTTCTTCCAGGTCCCCGAGCCCCGATCTAATAACCACGTTTGCCATTCTCCCTGCTTCCTGGCCCAAGGCTGTAAGATCTAGATGTCGTTGATCTGTAATATACCCTTCAAGATACGTATGCATAGAAGTACCTCGCATCGCTGATAAATCTCTAATACGATCCGCACGTTGTGCTCCCTGTCGAGCTCGCCACTCTGCTAATTTTTTTCGTTTCTCTTCGGACTGAGTCGCTGACAATATAGTCGTAACACTCGGTAACTTTTCGTTCGTCCCTACATCGTAGTGTCGTTTACCATTAATCAGCGCACGAGTTGACGTTGGATAAATAAATTTTTTATTCCAAATCATCAAACCTCTTATTCGTTTTATATCTATCTGCTCGTAATATTTTTACATGTTCTCTCCATGCCCATGCACTAATCGAACCTGCAAAACCCATTAACCAACGATAGAATCTATATTTAATTTTTATCATGTGTTATGATCCATCTTACTACAGCTGTTGAAGGATCGTAACCATCAAACTTAGCGCTACACCCAGATAATAGTACACAAATAATACCTATTTTTAATATTTTCATTGTTTTACGGTCCTTTTATAATCATCCAAACTAACAACATTTAAGTCATCAGAATAGTGATCTATGATTTGTTGTATCTTAGGCAACTTAGTATGAGCATACGGCCATAACAATCTACAAACATAATACGCGTCTCTAAAAGTACATCGCCATTTGTATTGCATCAAATACTTGGTGCCATCTTTACGCAAACCTTTTCTAGGTTTTCGTACAACAGTGCCAACATTTAATACTTCATGAACCCAACGTATTACAGATTCATCAGTCATAGTAACTTCCATAGATAGTCTTAAACTATTAGAAGTTCTGTAACCTTTGCCTTTGTGTTTCTTCTTCTTTTCAGGTCTACGGGTAAAATATATACTACCCTCACCATCAAAGAGTCCTGCTATATAAGCTATAGTTTCACTGCTCAGTGTAGTCATCGGCCCTCTTTTCGTAAGCTGGTCCGTCTCTAAGTCTAGCTTTAAACTTTTCAACTTCATCATGCTTCCATTGAGTTGCTTCTTTTAACTCAGCTTCTAACTTTTTAATCTGAGCGCCTGCACGTCTACATGTTGCTTGTAAGAATTTTACCTTACCCTCAAGAGCTTCTTTGTTTTCTTTTAAAGTCTTAATTTGGGTTTCTTTGTCCATCAACATCGTCTTCTACCTCCTCTTCTACTTCACCTTGGTTGTTGCAAAAATCACAATCAGCCCACATTTCTTCATATGTTTGTTCGTAAGGTACACGGACAAATCCGTTACCATTACAAACAGAACAGATGACTTTACGCGTTTTTAAGTTTACCATTTAACTTCTTCTCTTTCTCATTTACTAATAATGTTATTGTCTGGGATCTACTTATGGTCATCTCAGGCACTATAACTTTTCTTATCTTATCTATTTTATTGTATGTCTCTTTTGGAAGCGAGACATTTTTATATTTGCTTATGTCAGTCATAAACTTTATACTCCTTTCTTAGATTTATACTAATATAGGATTTATCTCATAATATACAACAGGTGTCAAATGAAAATATTATTAACTTTAGTAATTTGTTCTCAAGTAGCAGGTACTTGTATGCCTCCGTTTGAATGGCCGGAAAAATTTCACACACAATATGATTGTTTAATGTTTGGTTATAAAGAGTCTATTAAAAAAATGGAAGAGATAGGTCGAACCGACGTAAATAAATATAATATGTTTATTAAGTTTTATTGTACTCCAGAAAATACTATTTCATATCAACCCTCCTAGTTTCCGTGCACGTACTTCTAGGAGAGCAAAGGCTCCACACCTAACCTCATTTTATTGCGAGGATCTTCGGTTGTCGTACAGAGGCTAGCGCGAGGCATTACATGGACGCAGGTCCTTTTCTATCTCATAATACACCCATAAAAATCACCACTGCCATCTTTCATGACATGTTGGTTGATCGGTGTATCTAAATATGTTGTCAATTTTAGTCTTAATATTTCACACAACTCAAACAAATCAACCTTATTAACCAAAACTGTATCTGTCATCATCTGTTTTGTTACTGGCACTAGATGAAACAGACCATCATTTAGAATGATCAGTTCCATACTTTTTAGTACCCCACTCAACAATTCTTTTTAAACCTGGTGCAGACATTTCCATGTTAACACCATAAGGTCTCCATGCATTCTTCATCATGTTTAATTCCAATAATAGAATCGACCATTGTTTCTGTGAAATACCTTTCGGTTTTATAATTATTATTTTTTCTTTCATTACTTACCTTGTATTCCAGACACAGTTGTAGATATAAAATGATCATGTTTATTAATATATTCTACATTGTATTCTTTTTTAGGATCAAGTTTACGTCTTAATTTTTTAAAAGACATGGCTTCCATATCCTTTGTCATCTCTGTACCTAGTTCTCTTACTTTATATTTGTATCGCATATGTTTCCTTTATGTAGGATAATATATACTTTTTTAGGATAATGTCAACGCCCCTGGCCAATATATTTTTTATACGAACGCCGTTTCGATTTGTTCATTTTGCATTTACTAGGATTTCTACCTATGCTTGTCTTGTGAAAGATAGGTTCATGGGCTACTTTTGCGTATAAACCTTTAGCTTTCTTCGCCATCGAAGTATCCTTTTATTTTAGATTCTATGGTATTCTGTGTTATTTTAGGTATGTATTTTATAACTCCATTTACGTGTTGTTCTAAATCAGATCCACAGGACATACATCTATAAAATCTTCTCGTTATACCAACCAACATAGTATATTCTTCACAATCAGGACAGATCCCGTTAACTATCTCTGTATGAACTTTTACTGATTTTTTTTCTGTCATATGCTTTCTTATTTTTTATCACACGCTGGTGATATCGTCTATCTTTTAATTTTTTAGCAATTTTATTTTTTTTATTCAAGGATCAATGAGGTAATTTTTTTCTCCCCCATGTATATTTCTATGTTAGCCTTAGATTTTAGGCATTGATAGGTAACTCTATCTTTACTGCTCTTGTCCTTCATAGCATAACGCTTGGCCTTCAAACAATTTGATAACGTATCTTGGATACGATGTTCTACAATTTTATTGTCTACAATAAGTAGTAAAGCAAAAACAACTTCAACCATTAATGTGCTCCATTACCATTTCTAATTAATGCTTCTACGTCTTCTGTAAGTTTCTCTGTTCTTGATTTTAAAAATTCTATATTGACTGCATTGTTTCTCATACTCTTAACCTCTGAATCTATATCTTCCAATAACCCTGCTAAGTGTTCTACCAACATGAAAAGCTCCGCCTCTCCGGAAGACTGACCTAATTCTCCACGCGGATATTTAATTCTAAATTCTGAGTTTTGTTCTAAATCTTTTTGCATCAATTCTATTTTTGTGGCGTGTGTATTTAGCGTCTCATGCAAACCAAAATATGCCCAGGTTCCAATTGCAACGAGCATAATTAGGCTAGCAACCGTCTTCATAGGCATTTGCACGGCAGCTTGTTCAGATATTTTTAATGGTTTAGTCATCTTTTGGTTTTGGTTTTGGTAGTATATACCCTTCTGGAGGCATTTTCAATTTACTTTTACTAGGCCCTATAAGCTTATCTCCCATTAAATTGACTTCTGGGTTTTCTTTTTTATAGTCATCTTTCATGTCATCCCACAGGCTTTGTGAGTCAAGTGGTCTGGTGTTATCTCTTGCAGGAGTTACACCTCTACATTTTGATACAAGTAAAGCAAAGTTTTCATTTAAAGCTAGACTAGGATTGCTGTTAACCCTACCACACATCTTCATTAACTCGAGTTGTTGTTTGATTGCTACGTTTTCTTTTGAAGTCTTACAATCTGTACCTAAATATTTTCTAAAAGTAATACTAAAATTTTGTTCATCATTATCATAATCACTTGAGTTTGATGTTCTATAATCTGTATCTCTATTTCTATCTTCTATT